TATTCGTTAGAAATACCAGTTGGTGAATTCAACTATCCTGTATTTGTAGATCAAAATGCAGGAGCACGTGGTGACCTTAACATAGTTAATAGCGTTCTGCCTTCGTTTATTCCTTCCATGCCTATAACTATTCCAACTGGTCAACCTTTCCCCAATCTCAACCCAAATGCAAACTCAAACACAACTGCCAATACCTACTATAGCAGTGTGATTAATACAGAAAACAATCCTATACTTACATTGCAAGCACAATATTCTGAGTACTATGGTAATGTCACTATAGAAGGTTCTACTATAGTTGACAATGATTGGTATCCAATAACTACAGAAGCATATAGCAATCTAAGTGATACTAAAGGATACACTGTTACTGGTTATCATCCTTACATAAGAATGGTTTTCACTAGTAATGTGGGTGTCGTGACAAACATCTTGTCAAGATAAACCTTTATTGTTGTTTCTTTTCGTGTTTGCAGTTATACTGTAAAGATGTTTGATATCCTTTCCATTATTCCAGGCAAAAAGAAAAAAACCCAAAGTGGCTGGCACAGTTTTAATGGAGTATGTTGTCATCATCGTGGTCACAGTCAAGACAAGCGTGGAAGATCAGGCTTAAAATTTGACGGAAATAATTGGAGCGTACATTGCTTCAACTGTAACTTCAAATGCGGTTTTACTTTAGGTAAAACCATATCTAAGAATTGTAGGCAATTTTTGCTTTGGTGCGGAGTTGAACTAGATCAAATCAATAAATGGAATATTCAAAGTCTGCAAAATAAAGATGCATTAGACTTGATTCCAGTCAAACAGAAAAAAATAAAAGTAAAGTTCAAAGAATTCAAGATTGAAGAAGGTGAATTATTAGATGACTCAAACATTAAACACAAGCCATACATTGAATATCTATCTGCAAGAAAAATTGATTACAAAAATTATCCTTTTCTAGTGACAACAGATGCAGTGGGAAGAAATAAAAATAGGATAATTATTCCCTATCTATACAATCAAACTATCGTAGGTAAAACCAGTAGATATCTAGACAATAAAATCCCCAAATACATAAACGAACAGCAAGAGGGATATGTGTTTGGACTTGATTTTCAAAAGCCTAATTGGCAATATTGCCTAGTAGTTGAGGGTATTTTTGATGCATTAGCGATTGATGGTTGTGCTATATTACACAGTGACATAAGTCCATTACAAGCACAATTACTTTCATCTTTGAACAAACAAATCATCTATATACCAGACAGAGATAGTACTGGTTTAGAAATTTGTGAGAAGGCTTTGGATTTAGGATACAAAATCAGTTTGCCGGATTGGGATAGTAGTGTCAAAGACGTAAATGATGCAGTGGTAAAATATGGAAAGTTGCCAACACTGTTGAGCATTTTACAAAGCACAACAACTAGTAGAATAAAATTACAAATGTACAAAAGGAAGTTTCAATGATTAAAGAATATGGACACGATATTCAATTGCTATTTTTGAGGATGATGGTAACAAATGCTGAATTGTTTACTAGAGTAACAAACATCATCAATCCCGATAATTTTGATAAAAAGTTGAAGCCGGTATGTGAATTCATTGTTGAGCATTCTAAGAAATATAACGTTGTCCCGGACCCATTACAAATCAAGTCAGTAACTAGTATTGAAGTTGATGCTATCCCAGAATTAGGTGATGAACACACAAATTGGTTTTTGGATGAATTTGAAAGTTTCACTAAGAGGCAAGAACTAGAACGAGCGATTCTTAAAAGTGCAGACTTGTTAGAGAAGGGTGATTATGGCCCAGTAGAAAAACTTATCAAGGATGCTGTTCAGATCAGTTTACAAAAAGACATGGGTATTGATTACTTCATTGATCCCAAGTCAAGACTCATGACTTTGAAATCCAGTAATGGTCAAAATTCTACTGGCTGGCCTAGTATGGATCAGAAGTTGTATGGTGGATTCAACAGAGGTGAATTGCAAATTTTCGCAGGTGGTAGCGGTAGCGGTAAATCATTGTTCATGCAAAATCTTGCAGTTAATTGGGTTCAGTCTGGCTTGAATGGTGCATACATTACACTGGAACTAAGTGAAGGTCTTTGCAGTATGCGTATTGATAGCATGATGACAGATACCTCAAGCCGTGAAATTTTCAAAGATATCGATACTGTTGAAATGAAGATCAAGATGTTGGCTAAAAAGTCAGGTAAACTTCGTGTGAAGTATATGCCAGCACAAAGTAATGTAAATGATTTACGTGCATATTGCAAAGAACTACAAATACAGACTGGGGTAAAGATTGATTTCTTATGTGTTGATTACTTGGATTTGCTCATGCCAGTAGGAGCAAAAGTTAGTCCATCTGATTTGTTCGTGAAAGACAAGTATGTAAGTGAAGAGTTGAGAAATTTGGCAAAAGAACTTAATGTGTTGTTTGTAACTGCAAGTCAGCTTAACCGAGGTGCGGTTGAAGAAATTGAATTTGATCATAGTCATATTTCAGGTGGTATTTCTAAGATCAATACTGCTGACAACGTGTTTGGTATTTTCACAAGTAGAAGTATGCGTGAACGTGGACAATATCAATTGCAGTTGATGAAGACTAGATCCAGTTCAGGTGTAGGTCAAAAGATTGAACTAGAGTTCAACATTGAAACGTTGAGGATTACTGATCCAAACAAGGATGATAATGCTCCGGTGTATAACAAACCCACACCTACTTATCCTAGTCCCAATGTCATAAAAGCAAATGTAGATCAAAAGACAGGAGAAATATTAGATAATCCTACACCAGAGAAAAAAGTTGTTGCGGATGTTAAAAGTAACAAATTGAAGGCATTACTTAATGATTTGAAAAACAAAAAGAATTGATAAATATAATATCATCATGCAAAAAAGAACAAAAAGTTTACTTGAAGAGTTAGAGCAGGTTAGCAAAGACCGTGATATAAACCATTTGGTTGAAAGCAGGGCGCACAATATTATTACCAGTGCAATCAATTTGCTTGAATTGATAAGTAAACATTATGATAAGGATACTACTGAAGTATTAGAACGAAAATTGTTGAACGCCATTAGGGCGAAAGATCAAACAAAATTTTCCAAATCAATAAGGAAAAATAATGAGGTATCATGAGTTTAAAGTAGTTAACGAGGGTTTTTGGGATAGTTTATTGAGTTTGACTCGCAGAGACTCTGCTCCTCAGGCAGCAGAAAAAACTTGGATGACAACTTTTGCACAACGAGTTAAAACTGCATTAGATACTGCTATAAAAAGTGGAACAGTAGATCCAAGTAATACCACTAAATTAAATCCATCCAATCCAAAACCAACTTCAGGCAGTGCATATAGCATATCAGATTTTATCTACTTGCTTTTAGAAAAAGAATATCGTAATGTTTATGCTTCGTTGAATACACAATCTAAACCTTTATATATTAATGCAATAAACAAAGTTCAAGATGAATATCTTACAGATAAAGGTAAACAATCATTATTCAATTTTGCAGGTGTGTTTTCATCTATCGTGAAAACTTCTACTCCTGATCCCGTTGCACCAACACCACCGACACCACCCAAAATTACGTCAATGGCACCATTTCCTGCAGGAAAACAGACTATTAGAGCAAGAGTGGGAAATAAAGTAGAAAAATTTAGATATATACCGGGAAGTAAACAGTGGTTAGACAAAAATAACCGTGTAATCTCAGATGCAGAAAGTATTGATGCATTAAACAGAATAGCAAAATCGCAAACTATCTCGCCAACGCCTTAATTTTTTCTTAAATGGAATAAATACATTTAGAGCAAATGCTCACAACATAAAGGAAAAATAAAATGGCACAATTTACAAGAGTTCATGGCGACTTTAAGCCAGTAATGAATTATGATGCACCAGACTATACCGTTGGTTCCGTCAATGCAGTTACATCTGCTGCAACAGTTCAACCACAGGGTCCAAAACTAGCATTCGGTACAATCACTTTCACTGGTGCAGCAACACCAAGTGGTGCAGATATTCTAACAACTATCAATACTATTCAGCAATTGGCTACTGTTTATATGTACGAATTTACTGAAGTAGGTGACAATACTGATACTTTAGCAGTTGCAATATATCCTGTTGAAGCATGGGATTTCACAAATGCTGGCGATTTAGACGTTGCATTGACCGCAGCACTAGGCTATGCAGTAACTACCGCTGCTTCTGCAACTTTTACTAACTAATTAGTTTTAACCTAAATAAAAACCTGAGAAATATTTCTCAGGTTTTTTATTGTCTAAATATTTTGATGACTTCAAGAATAATATGCTACACGTTATTCAATATAAATTATACAGGTGTAACAACAAGATCAAAACCTAATCCTGACAATTTAGAAGAATGGAAAAAACAAAGAAATACGCAATGGAATTTTGACACTATATTGCAACTAATCTCATTAAGATCACAACCCGAAATTGTTTCGTATCCGCAAATAACAAAAGCCAATAATTTTTTCGGGCTATCCTACAAAAAAGAAACTAATATTGAATGCTGGAGATTTATTTTTCAAGTTCAACATAATAGCGTCTTTGACAATGATGATGTGCAATTAGGTCATTTATACAATGACTGCCACAATGTCCCAATGATTTTAATCGGAGACGAACATAGCTTGTTATCACCGATACTAGATACATCCGAAAAATTTAAAAATATATATTTTACCTATGAATGAATTTAACAAGATAGATGATTTTTTCAAAAATCAAAACACCTCTGAAATACAAAATGTAAGCCTATTTAGAAATGGCAATGGCTATGAACTGTTTTACAAGTACAATATAAAAAAGACTGACAACTTATTTGAAGTGTCGTATAAATTTAATTATACAGTGAAGTATTTTTCTTCTTTACTAAATGCATTTTCATATTGCATTTTTGACCACAGAAACAAAATACCAATGGCTCAAAAAATCGAGAATTTAGATTTTTCGTTGCGTAGTTTAAATTTTGAAGTAACTAGATATAATCAACTTATTTCTAATACTAGATCAAGTGATGAAAGTTTGATATATTCGGCCAAACTTAATGAGAGTATGGTAAAACTTAGTTCAGTTAAAAAAGAAATATCATATTATATAAATGAATCTATCAATTGGCAAGAAAAGCAATTTAAGTTAAAAAATAAGTCTCAGTGATAAATACATTATACTTTCGGGATACCAATATGAAATTACAAAACTTTGATTCAAGGAAAACTGCGATAAAGGCTCTTAAAGAAAACTACAATATGGATTTCAATCCAACTCGTTTATCTTTGATGGACACAAAGAAAATGCTAAAAAAGGTAAGAAGTTTAGCGTTTGAAGCCAAGCAATCACGTAATTTTTATGAAAATCAAAAAGCACCTAGTTACATGAAACTAGTATTCATGGAACAAGCATTAGTAGAGCATTACAATCGGTTGATGTCTTTGCCCAAAACAAGAATTGTTGTTGAAGCATCAAAGGTTGAAGAATCACAAGTAACATTGGCTGCACAAGAACTAGTTGATACAGTTCAGAAAATGATTGTTGATACTAGCGACATTATGGTTAAAGAATTGCCTGCATTAGTACAAAGTGTGAAATCAGATATCGGTGCTAATGAAGGTGATCAATACAATCAAAAAGTTTCAGAAGCATTGACCAATCTAACATCTGCATTGACTCAAGCAAAAACAGAATTAGAAAGCGCATTGGGTATAGTCACTGGAGAAGGTGGCGGTGGTTTTGAAGACGCTGATATGTCTCAACAACCAGAAGAACCTGATATGGGCGATGATATGAGTTCTGGAGGAGAACTACCTAGTTTAGGGGATGAAACTGAAACCGATGTTGATTTAGACATAGAAGAACCAATGTCTATTCCAGGTGCAGGCAGACCTAAAAGGTAATTATGTTTCTGTTTGAAATTTCAACTGATCCGTTAATCACAAAGTTGATCACCGTAGTTGATCAACTTAAAACGGATCTAGAAAAAGATAAAAACAATAAACCAGAAACGGTGGATGATTTTTTGTCATATCTTCAGAAATATGACATTACGTTAGACCAAAATGATTTATTTGATATGATCAAAAAACCACCGTTGAAAAACATCATTCACAACATAAAAAACAAAAAGATAATTTTCAAGGGTTACGAAGAGCCAGAGATGCCTGAAAAGTACTCAGACAACATAGTAAAGTCAATGGCAAAGAAGGCTGCAAAGAATAGGTAAAGTTGTTATTGAATTTCTTCTCTTGAAATTGT